CCACGTCGTTGAAAGCGTTAAATTCGACAGGCGCCACGAAATGATCGTCTGTCGGCTGTACGGCTGATGCACCGTTGGAAGCTGCGATCGCAGCCCACGGTGACGCGCGCACGAAAACACAAAAACCGCCGTTCACATCAGTAGTGATGGTGAACTCGTCGTGCAATCGGTCCGTCGTCGTTTCGGCGAACTCGCCGTCTGGCACGCGCGGAACATCTCCCCCATTCCAACGTAAGTCGAACGGATCGAGCATGGCGCGCACCAACGGATTGCTGGCAATTTCTTCCTCTAATTTGATTTTGACGTCTGTGCCTGACATGTGGAGGCGCGAAGACGCGCGGGCGCTCTTCGAGCGCTTCGCCACACGTTGTGCGGGCGCACTTTGACGTGCAGAAACCGCGACGCGAGCTGTGTTTCGGAGTCCGCGGAAACTTGATTGATAGTCGATCCATCGTCTTTCGCGTTCTCCTTTTGACAGTGTGTCGTATTCTGCTTTGTGCTTTTCAAGGAATACATGTTTCGTGAGATGTTGCATATTTGGTCTCCCGAGCTAACTAACATTTTATATTCCGATGTTCTCGGTTCCACATTTTATTAAGCGCTGGGACCGCGCTAACTTACCAAGGGCCCCCGTCACGGAGGTCAAATGCAGCGACACATCACAATGTGGAGAAAGCCACTTAGAGTGAGGCGCGCAGCCCGCGTCCGAATCGGATATACCTATCGGCGACACAAGCTGTGGATACCGCAACTGCGGCTGCATCGGCTACTTTGAAAACTCGGACGCCTCAGACCATGCGGGTCGCTGAATCGTCACCTTCGGTTATTGTAACAAGTCCTCGCCCAAAGCCATTCGGACGATACCGAACGACAAGAGCGCCAAACTCTGATAACACTAGAGTCGCATTTTGAGTTGCCTTGACACTAAGAATAGCAAAAGGCCCCGTTGGATCAGGGTTGCTCTCTGTCAATTGGCGGCTCACCTTGATTTGCACAAGGTCTCCATCTCTGGTGACCACTGCAAAATACTCAGAGTGGGTAAACGCGACTGGCTCATCCATCGGCGTCGTACGCGGCACTGTATGCTCATAAGCCTTACGTGCTGCCCGTGTTCTCGCCTCGCGTTTTGAAACTCCGCGCGCGTCGAAAACATTGCCGTTTGGTAGTGTTACCGTACAAAGACTGTAAACGCCACTTACAGTGTCGAATTGCTGCTTGTCCACGAAATCCGGTGCTCGTTTCCAAAGAGCTTGACAGTGTGTGTTGAGGAGACTGGGGTAGTCAAAGACTCGATCGTCATTCGACCCAAAGTCAAGAACACTGTCACGGCTGACAACAGAAGAAGTGGACAAGAGAGGTACAGTGCGAACATTTGCGTGTTGCATATTTGGACGTCCGAGAACGTGGGTTGCCGTCCCACGATGCCTAAAACCAGGTTCCGGCTAGAACCGCTGTCGCGCCAGCACTCGCGACAAGAACTTTCAGGACAAACGGTAAGAGTTTTCGCCTCTATTTCTGTGTCCACCGGGCGCGCCTATTAGCCGTAATCAACGTCGCTCAGCGTCACCAACACCGGGTCGGATACAAACGCTGGGAGACGGACGACGGATCGGAATAGGTTTTCGACTCTTTCGATGTCGTCCTGCCCCACTCCGTAGCGCGCACACACAAACTGGACTGCCGACCCGCGGTCAATGCCCTGCGACGTTACGCCGGGTTTATACCACGAATCTTCAGACGCAGACAGAACAGTCTGTGTTTTTGAGTCACCCAAACGTAATAGGCAACTCGAAAAAGCTCCAAGAATAGGCATGGAAGGAGGCACCCGTAGGCCCATCGCTATTCCATACGCGGCTACACGCATCCCACTGGCGCGCGTGCCGTCCGAAGACAGCAACAGAGTGTCGCTCTGTTGCTTACCTGCCTTTGAACACATCGAGGGCAACGGAAAGTAACACAGATCTCCCACCTCGTCTGGGCAGAAAAATCCTTTCAAAAACGTCGCGCTTGTCACACTGGCATGTAACTTCACCTTGACCTTCATACCATGATCATAGGCAATCGCATCGTACGTTCGTTTCGTGTCACTATATACCGCCAACCATAACGTCATTACAGCTAGCGTGTTGCCGATGGTAGTCTCGTCCGCTCCAGTAGCCAGCTGACAGCCTGGCTCAGAGCGAATTTTGATCCTTCTGAAGCGTGCACTCAAATGGCGCATGCACATAGTCACAAATTGGTCAGCGGTTTGTCGCGACATCCCCAGTTGAACAAACCGGTCCGCCGTCGCGCGCAAACACGCCTCCTGTTGTGACTGATCACACTTACTCAAATCGCCTTCGCCTACGTGGTGTCCCCCGTCATAGCGAGCATGCGAAATACTCTTCAGTTTGTGATCGCTCCAGATGGCGTCATCGCCTGCTATAGCAATGACGTCCCACCCATCCTCGATGGCCCTTGCAATCTCGTTCAAATCCACACCTTGCAACCCTGATGCGAACCATATCCGTATGGGGTGTCCTTCGCAAAGAAACACTCGCCCATTGAATATCTCATGCATCTTTGCTGCGCAACTCCGCGTTTCGGGGGCGTGCAGCACATGATACACTTGTTCGTACACCGTAATTGCCCGCGGAACGATTGTCCACTGGCCGTTGACCAGTTTCAAATAAATCGTTTCGTTGACTTTCACGTTTGCTTTTTTGCGAATATCTGACAGAAGTTCCTTTCGTGTGTTGCCCTCTTCAATCGCTTTATGACAATCCAAAAACAACTGACCTTTGCGTCCCGGAAGTGCCTTAGCACATTCTTCGATAGACGTTTTGTCAGTTAAGTGTTGTTGTATCATCGCGGCCAGGCGAGACGAAGACCTGTTCCAAGTCTCCGTCAGCAACGTTTCGTCTTGCGTGCCTACGAACGGCACGTGCAAACGAGAAATTACACACGAGAGAAGATTACGCTCCGTTTTGGCTGGCTGCGACAACATGCCATTAGATACCAACACGGGATAACACTTCTGAGAGAACGGTTGCTCTTCGAGCCGTTGGAAAGCTTCATCCGGTGTGACCTCAAGCCCGTCCACCCAGACCTTCTCTTTCCCACGATACGGGCCGCTCATCATGGCGGTGGCGTCGATAGCCGGTATGGTCGCGTCCTCGGGAACCGCACACACACCTGTGACGCCGGTTCGGCGCTCGCTACCTGCCTCCTCGTTTCGTGCGGACAACCATTCGTCAAAGATCGTCCGACTAGTAAACGCGTAAGCCCGACTGCAGCCGCCAATCATGATTAGCACAGATGTCAGCCAAGCCCACCACGTTTCCCGACCGTTTCCGCCAACAGCCGACGCCCCTAGCTTTGAGGCGATTACCCATGAGACACAGATTACGATCAGCACCACCACGACGACGCGTAACAATTTGAGCTGCGTGTTATCGCGAAGAGCTGGAACAGCTACCGCGCGCGCCTCAATCATCTGTACGTCGGCGTCACGATGTTCATATCGCAACGCATTGAGCTTCTCTGCGACACGACGACGATCTTTGTATAGTGCCGCCCACGCAGTGCCTTCGACCAGGTCATGATAGACCGAGGGATAGCGCTTCTGCAAAGCGATCACTACAGGCTCTTTCTTGAAAGCCTCTACAACTGCCATCGTCGCGCCGTCCAAAAGGAAGCCCCCCGATTGTTTGATGCCGTAAGTCTGGGCAACGTCGGCACGAACCCGTTCGTGGACAAGAAGAGTGTGCTCTGTGCGCCACCCCTCTCCAAGTCGTGGAAAGTATTTGTTCTGCTGAGAGAATATCTGCACCCGTTGGATCATCCACGCCCACCACCCAGTCCGAACAATCGTCACGTACTCGATTTCCGGGAGGGGTGGGGCCAGATATACCGGCACGTGGATCGTGCCGATCGGGTCGATAGCCGCCATGACAATCTCATACGGCCCAATACTGTTGATATGAGTGATACTCATTCCATCAACGACTTTGTTGTCTAAGAATCCAAGATCGTGGTGCAGTGGATATGGATAGTCAACGCCATCTGGCGAAAACACTACCATCCCCGAACGTCGTTGTTTGTACCACACACCTTCCGCTTCCAAACCGCCTACGCTATCAGCGCCGGCAGCCCCGCGAAACTTGCGATAAACTATAACAACTTGTGACTTGTAACTCAACCTGCACCAGTCGCGCACCACCGCCGCGGTCACCGGACCATTTCTGGCCCAGTAAACATCGACAGCAAACACGACGTTGTATGGTTGGTCCTGGTCGAAATCGGTGCGCTCGGTCGTACGGCCTGCATCACCTGGATATTTCTCGTTCGGGCCCACATGCAACTCCAACTTGCATCCGGCCGCGTTGATAGGAGTCCCTTCGACATCCTTCCCCGACAAAGCCAGAAGCTTGAAGTCTCGTCCACTTCCATAAATCGAAGCAACCCGCGCGCCGACCAGCCCGTCCGATTGACAAGCCACAGCCAACCGCGTCGCAAGAGCGCGCGCGGTGTGCGAGTAAGGATGCGTGATTGCCGGGGCCTGAATCCCCACCACTGGCCATCCATTCGACTGAAAGTACTGCAACTCATCGGCGTGACATTTCGGCATCGTAACTGTGTTACGGCGCAAAAAGTTTCCGATCGTCGGCCACGTCACGGCAGTTACCGTGGCGGGTTGAGTTGCATCCACTGCAGGAGCGGCAGCGGGACTTTTTTCCACAGCGCCGACATCGCCGCCCCCGGCAACGGCTTTCGCCTTGTCGTTGACGTCGTCGTCGTTTTTAAGCGCACCGGCAGAAGCGGGCTGAATTGCGTGGGTACGCAAACATGCCTCACCGCGCTGACACTTCCCTTGCGCGAAGTCTCGGCACCATTCCTGCTTGTGGACGTACTTGCAATTCTTGCGAGTACATTTCTCTCCTTTGCGAAACGCATTGCACAGCTTTTCAGCTGCAGCCTTTCCCGATTCACTAGCGGGTGAACCGCCTGATGTTTT